ATAGCCCGTAACATCGGGCTGTCCGGCGATGAAACCTCTTTGTTCGTCCGCGCATTAACAGAACATGTGTTTACCGATAGCGAACGGTCGGTTCCCCAGGCATGGGGACAGCTCATGGGGTCAGTGGTTAGCTTCCCTGTACTCTGCGTTGCGAATGCGGCCTTTTGCCGCTGGGCCCTCGAAATTGCACATCGAAGGCACTACTACGTCAATCAGACGACGCTCATGGTGAACGGCGATGATTGCGTGTTTCGCACTAACGCGGAAGGGTTGCGCTTGTGGAAATTGATTACCACTTTTGGTGGTTTGACACCCTCGATTGGCAAGTACTTTGCTTCACGCGAGTTTGCGCAGATCAATTCGGCCAATTTCGTCAGGTTGGAACATCCCTTTCCGGATGTCGACCCGATTTCGAAGAAACCGCGAGAGCGGTGGTTCGAAGAAACGAAATACGTCAATCTCGGCCTTCTCTTCGGATACAAAAGATCCGGAGAGAAAGTCGGGAAGGACGCGATTACGTCTGAAATTGGAGGACTCGGCACGCGGTGCCGGGAACTGATTCGAAATGCGCCGTCAAATCTTCAAGAAAGTCTCTTGAATCAATTTATCAAGCACCATTCTGACATCCTCAAATCTTGTGGTGTTCCTTGGTTCATTCCCGAGCACCTTGGCGGAGTTGGTTTACCGATTCTCTATGGTCTTCGTTCCGAAGACGTAGATGAACCCCGTGAAATCATCCGCGGGCCGAGTGTTCTCGACCTTCAGGTTGCTGCCCGCATTCGCGAGCAACCCTTTGACAAGGAGAAAGGAAAGTACAAGTACCCGGTCGGGAAGCTTCCCGCCGACGTTACTTGGAACACACACCAGTCCGCTATGTCTCGCCTTCCAACCCAAACGCACGGGATGGCGGACGAAGACCAGCGCGCGCGCTTCACCCAACTGTACGGGGTGCTTTGCGTCGACGCACTGTTCAGCAATGGAGCCCTCTTTCGCAAAGGGGACAAAGGTGCTGAGGTAGCGGCCTCTCGAATCAGAAAGCTTCGTAGCAACGAGCGATCGTGGTCACGGGCACTGAAGGACGGGAAGCTTCCCGCCCCGCTCGCGATCGCGACGGTTGAGAGGTTTGAGGCCCTTGAGCCTTGGTTGAACATTGCTTTTGCGAACTCTGCATTTTACCGATAATGGTTAGCTCCCGGCCCGCCTGGATGGCGTGTCGGAAGAACCCCTACTTAACGGTCGAGTGCTCAGCGAGACAATGATCTGGTCCCCATCCATGTGAAATGGGGCGTGTGTGGCACGTACTGGCCACACG